AAGAAATCATTGAGATGGCTAAACAATCAGACCTTGGATTTTTACTAGGAGACAGTTGGCTATGCACCATGAAATTGAATATTTTGCAAAACTGGTAGCAGAGAAAGAGCGTGAGGCGTGTGCAGAAATTGCGGAAAAGCAACGCTATGCAATGAACATAAGTTTGACTTCACATCCTGCACAAAACGGAACAGCCGTTGGTATTGCAAACCAAATCAGAGCAAGGGGACAGGCATGACAGAAGAGATATGGAGTCCTGAATACATCAGGAGGAACCCAGAGCTAGCGGCTACCGCTATCAAATCCCTACAAGCCCTCCTCACCAACATGGAGGAAGAACTCAGGATACTCTCTGAGCGCTTGAAAGAAATTGAAAGTTCAAGTTAAACTATGCCAACTATCAACTGAAAGAACTGTTGACCATGGCAAAGACTGAGACAAAAATTAAAGAAGACATGAAGCCCTTTGTAGAGGCTTTCGCGGAACTTACAGGTTCGCCCCAAAAAGAAAAAGAACAAACAAGCCTAGTTGTCAAAAAGACAGGCAGACCTACAAAATACACCAAAGAGATAGCAGAAGACATTTGCCAACAACTCTCAGAAGGTATACCTTTAAGGGAGATATGTAGACAAGAAGGGTATCCAGCATGGAGAACGGTATATGACTGGATGTATCGTGATGAGCATCTTTCCACAGCAATCGCGCACGCACGAGATATGGGGTACGACAACATAGCTGAGGAGTGCCTCAAGATAGCTGACACCATAATGATTGGGGAAACTATCTCCGAGAGCGAAGACAGCAACGGCAAGACCGTGGTGACCGTCAGCAAGGGTGACTTGCTTGGGCATAGGAAGCTACAGATCGAGACGCGCTTGAAGCTGTTAGCTAAGTTCAATCCCAAAAAGTACGGTGACATAACAAACAACAAGGCAGACACTGAGAACCCACTGGATAGGGGTAACAGCATGATCGACGCCTTTATCAAGAACTTGGAGCTAAAGGCGCAGGTTCGCAATGCTGGCTGACATTCTTGACCAAGTAAAAGACCCGCAGTTTCGAGAGAACTTCCTAGCTTTACCAGAGGAGAGGCAAGCGGCGACGCTGTGGCGCATGGGATGGCTAGCTACCCGCCATGACCATCAAATCCTTCCCACTGGTGACTGGTGGACGATATGGCTCCTCCTCGCTGGGCGTGGAGCGGGCAAGACCAGAACCGCGGCGGAGCAGGTAGGCTGGTGGGCATGGGAAAACCCACGCACCCGCTGGTTAGTCTCTGCTCCCACATCTGCTGACGTCAGGGGTACGTGCTTTGAGGGTGACTCAGGATTGCTTAGCGTTATCCCAGAAATACTGATAAAGGATTACAACAAGACCGCTCACGAGTTGACGTTGATCAATGGGTCAATGCTCAAGGGTATTCCTGCGTCGGAGCCTACCCGTTTCCGAGGCCCTCAGTTCCATGGAGCGTGGTGCGATGAGTTAGCGGCGTGGGACTACCTGCAAGAAGCGTGGGATCAGATCATGTTCTCTGTTCGTTTACCCATGTTCGAGGACGTAGGCAACGACATCCAACAACCCGTCAAGAACAAAATCTTATGCACAACTACTCCACAGCCAAAGGACTTGATCGTTGACTTGGTGGGCAGGGATGGTGACGACGTCTCGGTCACGACTGCCTCGACCTACACAAACCTAGCCAACCTATCTCCAAGCTTCCAGAAGCAGATTCTCCAGTACGAGGGAACCAAGCTAGGCAGGCAAGAGATTTATGCGGAGATCATCGACCCAGAGGAGTCAGGCATCGTCAAGCGCGAGATGATCAAGCTGTGGCCCAACGGCAAACCGTTCCCACGCTTTGAGTACATCCTCCAGTCCTATGACTGCGCAACGAGCGAGAAGACGGTCAACGACCCAACCGCCGCGGGTACTTGGGGTGTGTTCAAGCCGCTGGACGGCGCGATGTCCGTGATGCTCATCGACTGCTGGCAAGACCGCCTGCAATACCCTGACCTGCGCCCCAAGGTGGCGGAGGAGTACGAGGTGGTGTATGGCGAGGACAAGGATAGGAAGAGGGTTGACTTGATACTGGTGGAGGATAAGAGCGCAGGGACTCAGTTGATCCAAGACTTGGGGAGGTCGCATCTTCCAGTGAGGGCGTATAACCCGGGGCGTGCGGACAAGATGCAACGCCTGAACATCGTCTCCAGCATCTTCGCTCGAGGCAGAGTGTGGGCACCCGAGAGCAGTGAGCGCGCAGGCTATGTGAAGGACTGGTGCGAGCCATGGCTAAGCCAGCTTTGCGCCTTCCCTGACACTACCCACGATGACTTTGTTGACATGACCACGCAGGCGCTGAGGTTCTTGAGGGACTCAGGCTGGATCGACATCGATGGTGACCCACCAGAAGCCTATGACGAGGACGACTACATCGACAGTGGCAGACAGAGAAGAGAAAACCCATATGCAATCTAAGGAGGAGACATGATCCACTTCATGAAAGAGGGTAGCTACAAGAAGATCGGACTCAACATCTATCTCACCAAGGGTGGGTTCGTCGTTGGCTGGGTTTGGTATGACATCCGTCACCGTGAGATTCATGGCTGGCGCTTTCGCTTCCGTTGGCACTTGCGCCCATGGTTCCTGTTCAACCGCAATCGTGAATCGATCATCGATGCCTATCTGTTTGAGAATGACTACGTCGTTGTTGAAAAGGCTTTACTCGAAGACTATGCACCATCAGTGTTAGCGGTGACTCAATTCAAAAGCGCCCAAGCTAAGAAGGATAGACTTGACAGGCTCATGTCTGTATGATTAGCACACCTAACTAACCGAGGTCAGAATGCCCAACCCTCGCGCTCAACGCCAACTCACGCTTGATAGAGTAGTCTCTGACCTCAAGAGCTTTGCAGAACCAGCCCAAGCCATGGGCGACATGATGGCAGGAGCACTGCGAGGCTCAGTCGCCGCCACTTCTGGCGTAGGCGGTGACATCCGCGAGCTAGTTGACCTGTTTGGCGCTGACGCTGTTGAGAAGGTTCTTGGCAAGCGTGTGATGCCAACCACGGAAGAGATGAAAAAGATCCTTCCCTCTGCTGTACCGCAGGACGCATCCGCATCTCGTAAGCACACCGCTGAGATGTTTGGCTCACTTGGTGAGTTCGCTCCTACCCCAATGACTGGAACCGCGGCTAAGGCGCTGAGCTATGGCTTAGGACGTGGTGCTGGCGCGCTGACTCGAGGCGCAGGCAAAGCAATCAATGACGCCATGGTGTACAACCAAGGCCCCCTCGCTCAAGGCTCCCTCTCCTTCCTAGCTCCAAGAACAGCGACCATGAATGTGGTCAAGCCTGAAGGCGGGAACTGGACAGGTGGCGACCTGATGAACAGCGTGGACAGATCTCTCAAAAGACTCACGACACCTACAGTTGCTGGACAGACGCCTGCGGAGCGCATCCCTTTACATGAGCGTGCGTTGCTAGACCAAGCCATAAATGATGATGGTCGCGCAATCATTCAGCGTCATCTAGATACAACGAAGGGTGAGGCGGCGCTCGACAAGTGGGTGACCCAGAACCTTGGCAACTACGTCAAGAAGCAGATGGCTACTCCCAACGACCCAGTGCGTCTGATGTTTGAGAAGCGCGTACAAGAGGTCGAGAGCAAGTTCTCCAAGGATATGGAGCGTGTCAACCGCACGAGAGAGCGCGCCCAACAAGAGGCTGACCCACGTAGGCAGGCTAACCTGATGCGAGAGGCGGATCGCTTGGAGCTTGACGCCCAAGCTGGAAAAGACTTGGCGATGAAGCACATCACGCATCTGCCAGCCAATGATGTTGAAGAGTCAGCGATATATGTTTCTGACAGGGACATGCGAGGACAACGTGAAAGGGCTGGCTTTAATCCCGAGGGAGAGGCTAAGTCTATGCCTGCTAAGGCATGGGAGAACCTCAGTGATGAGGCGATTCAAACCAGAAGAGCTGGCGACATTCAAGAAGCTTTGGGAATAATGCCTAAAGCACAAGAGTTAACAGGACAGCTATTACAAAAAGAAGTTGAAATAGACCAGAAATTTAGAAAGTATTTGGAAGACAAGAATGTTTTAACACCAGATCAGCTTGAGAGCGTAATGGACAAGATGTCTACGCTTGACAAAGCCCATTTGATTGGGGAGGGAGAAGAGTTTGGGCAACTTCGAGCCAAACAAGCCGCCCTGCAAGGCAGGCTCTCAGGCAATGACTTTGTCACTGGTGAACAAAATCCTTGGATAAGTAAGCTTGACCCAGAAGCACCGCTGTACTCTGGCGACATCTACAACCTTGGGTTTGACCACGTCGTCGATGTTTTAAAGCAAGACGTGCGCGAAGGTCGCATCCGCCCTGACCAACTCAACAAAGTCTCTGTCGAGCAAGCTATCAAGCGCACCGCTGAGTTTGACATGGAGCAAGCTAAGAAGATGGCTGAGACCGCCATCAAGCAACAGGAAGGCTTCCCTACCCACAAAGAGTATCCAGAAGGCTACAAGTGGATTGAGTTGACCTCGCCAAAGAAAGATTTGCCTTCGGATTGGAGTGTCAAAGAGGCATTAAATCCAATCAGCGGAAAACAATTTCAAGTGTTCGATGAGACTGGCGCTCCAATTGCTGGTGCTTATGGCAAAACCGAAGAGTCTGCTATTAGCTCTGCAACCAAACAACTTGGTCGCCCAGAGCTTGAGTCCGCTCTCAAGTACGAAGGCGACACCATGGGTCACTGCGTCGGTGGTTACTGCCCTGACGTGCTAGAAGGTCGTACTCGAATCTTCAGCTTGCGTGATCCAAGAGGTGAACCGCATGTGACCGTAGAGGTTCGACCCAATCAAGCTCGAAGCAAGTATGAGACGGATTGGCTTATGAGCCAGCCTGAAGATGTGCAGGACAAAATTACCAAGCAAGCTCTCGCTGAGCATGAAGCAACAAAAGCAACCCGCACGCCTGAAGAAGATAGATTCACTTGGGGACAAGCGCTGAGCAACGCTATCAAATCCCACATGGGTGAAGTTCCTGATCAGATCATCCAAATCAAAGGCAAACAGAACCGCGCACCAAAAGAAGAATACCTGCCATACGTGCAAGACTTCGTGCGCGGTGGCAATTGGTCAGACGTCGGCGACTTGAGGAACACTGGGCTAATGGATGTACAGAACTTTTTAAACCCAACTACTCGTGAAAAGTATTTGGAGCACAAGCTAGACATTCCAAAGTACGCAACAGAAGCAGAGCTAGACAAACTGCACAATGAGTATTTGCGTCTGGCTGAACCCAACAACTATATACCCCCAGAAACTGGCATGAAGAAGGGTGGGAAGGTCTCCATTTCTGACAACTGCGACTGCCAACACATGGAGGTCATGGACAAGCACATGGCTGGTGGTGGCGCGCTGAGCAAGGCGGCTATCGAAGCACTCGAGCGCATGAAGGCGCTGAAGCCTGAGTTCCAAGCACGAACCAACCTGCTCAACAAATACAAGGCTGAGACAGCATCCATTCCCTACAACGAGGTCAAACCCTTCCAGATGACCAACGAGCAAATCCGTGAAGAGATGGATCGAATGGCTCGTGAGCAGGCAGAGCGTGAGCAAAGCAAGGCTAAGGGCGGAGCAGTCGAGAAGCTCATCAAGCTAGCACGTGCTCCTGCCAAGAGTAAGGCAGAGATTGAAGCCATCGCCCAACGCATTGCACCTCAGATGACTGGTGAGTACGTCCGCGCAAGTGACAAGACCGCTAAGACTGTGGCAGGCAAGACCCAGAAGCAGTTTGAGCGTGAGAAGACGCTAGAGCATGACATCCGCCCAACGGAAGGTGTTGATCGTCCGCCAGTCAATCCTGTGGACATCGAGAGCCTCAAGGGCAACGTGATGATGGGCATCTCAGGCGATCCAACCATCTCAGGACAGACGATCTACTCAGTGGCTGGCGTACCCCTACGCTCGCCTACTCCACAGCACGGTGGCCCTCTCTACGGCTTAGGGAAGGACGATGAGTTCTGGGCATCTAACCTCTCAGCGGCGCAAGGGGTGCAGAACCGCGCCAAAGGGCTGTCTGAGTTGTATGACTCGCCAGTGGTTGGCAACTACGTGAAGATGGGGCCTGACTCCTACAGTTTTGCCCAGCACTTTGCGGACACGAACATGCAGAACATCCACCCAGAGTTGATGACGAAGAAGCAGATCGAGGGGTTCAACAAGTTGGTGAGACAGGGGAGCTTGAAGTCAGGCCCTCGCCCGAGTTTCCCCGGGATCGAACACCCCGAAGAAGCCTACCTCCACTTCGCTGTTGACCCAGAGTTGCGCAAGCACTTCGGCAACCTCATGCAGATGCCCACGGTGACCGAGAAGTTTGGTCTACCAAGCGGACTGGATGTGGCTCACGCGGTGACAGAGCCTGACCTGCGGAACTTGGAGATTGGGGTGACAGGGAAGTCGTTGGGGTTGATGAAGCCTGATGTGACAGACCTGAAGTTGTCAGCGCATCCGACGTACTCGCACGACATCCCGGGGCAATTCCTCGGGGGTCTCAAGTACCCCGTTCCCCATGACTTGATGTTCCCTGACACCCTGAAGTCTGTACGCGAAAACCCCGCTCAGGCTCCCCAAGAGTTCGGTAGCTTCAAGATGGTTGGCCCCCGCCAACTCATTGACCAGCAGATGATTGATGAGATCAGCCAATACCAAGACATGATCAAGAAGCTCACAGGCAAGAAAAAGGGTGGCAAGGTCAAGAAGATGGCTGAGGGTGGCGCTATTACTGGTGACGACCTAATCATTGAGGAACGCCCACTATGAGCAAGATCAAAGGCTTTTACTCCGCGGTAGACAAGGCGGCTCAGGCGCTAACTCGTGGCAAAGGAACTGGCAAAGAGTTCATGGTTGAGGTCGCCAAGACCAAGGGCGTCAAACCCACAGAGATTAAGGAACGCAAGCTCCAAAGCATCGCTGACCTACCAAAGATGTCTAAGGATGAGTTCCTCAAGGAGCTAGAGAAAAGCCCTGCCCCTACGCTAAATGAAACAGTGCTAGGTGAGCTGGATGACAAGGCTAAGTTCAAAGAGTATCAAAGGATTGCCGAAGAGGAATACGGTCGCCCATATGGTGAGCTAGACCATGATGAGCAGGTGCATGTTGAGAGTTTTGTTGATAGCGACAACGCTCGGTACTCCGAATACAAGACCGAGGGTGGACAGAACTACCGCGAGATATTGATGAAGCTTCCTTCTATGTCTGAGAAGGAGCAAGCGCGCATGATGGCGCTTGAGGCTGAGCACCGACGCAAGCCCAAAGGTGCGCAATATGCGTTTGAAGCAAGTCCTGAAGGTCAGGAGATGAAAGCGCTTCAGGAGAAGTACAAGAAAGACCAATTCCGTAGCGGTCACTGGGAAGAGCCTAACGTGCTAGCGCACATGCGTGTGCAAGACAGAGTTGTTCCAACCTACACCAAGACCCAGATTGAAGACATCGGCAAAAGAATGGCTGAATCCTTGGGTGTTGATGCAAAGAGCTTAGCAAGTGGCGCGCCTAGTGTTGCTGTACAGAGAGGGGTGATCACTCCGTTGGAGGCGGCTCAGTTCTCCCACGCTAAGAAGTTTAAGAACGTAGACACCACAGGCGCAACGCAAAAGGTTCTCCACGTCGAAGAGATTCAGTCTGACTGGCATCAGTTGGGACGTGAGAAGGGCTATCAATTTAAACCAGAAAAAACTACCAATCCTGATGGGACGGTAACGGTTGATTTTGGAAACAATCAAAAAACTACTTTTCAAAATAATTCATATGCCGACGATGCAATTCAAACAGCAACATTGAACATAAGAGGTAGTGTTCCAGACGCTCCATTCAAAAAGAACTGGCACGAGTTAGCGATGAAGCGCCTGCTCAACTACGCCGCGGAGAACGGCTATGACAAGATCGCGGTGACGCCCGGCGCGGAGCAAGCGAAGCGCTACGATTTAGCCAAACAAGTTAATGAAATATCTTGGAATCCAACAACGGAAAACAGAAATCTTTTAACAATTGACACTGGCGATAAAAAAATTACTGCCAGTTATGACCCGACAACAGGAATATTCCCAAAATTTGAAAGCGGAAATTTTGGTGGACAAACTCTTGATGAAGTTGTTGGTAAAGAAATGGCTCAAAAAATATTGCAAGATAAATCTGGTAGTTTGTCTGGAGAAGGTTTAACTATGGGTGGCGAAGGCATGAAGGGCTTCTACGACAAGATGATCCCCTCCTACCTCAATGAGTTTGGCAAGAAGTACAACGTACAGGTCAGTCCGTTTGACATTGAACAACCGTCTGCAACAAATCCAAACAATTTGACGTTGCCCGGCTACGCGCCCCAGCCAGTTCCAACCATGCAATTCCATGGCTTTGACATCACCCCCGAGATGCGCGAAGAGATAACTACACAAGGTCTACCCATGTTTGCTGATGGCGGTGCTGTAACAGCATCAGTTGGTGGGCAGTACGACACACAACCTGATATGAGGGATGGTGGAAACGTCATCCAAGGAACTGCATTCAAAAAAGGCGGTCGAGTCAATGTGTCCAAGAATCCAGACACAATGTTGCTTGATCTTATAAGTAGAAATTAAAGAAGGCTAAAACATGGCTACAGAAATGCCCATTGATCCCGAATTCGGTCGCAATATCGAAGGTATTTCAGGGATGGAAGAACAAGAAGACGGTAGCGTTGCTGTCGACATCAACCTTGACGAGTCAGAGATTGAGGAGCTTCCTGACGGTTCTGCTGTTGTCACGATGGATGACTACAAGGGCCCCTCCGAAGACCAAGACTTCTACGCTAACTTGGCTGACAGCGATGAGATTTCTTCGTATGACTTGGATGTCATCGCCCTGCGCTACATTGGCTTGGCTGAGAAAGACAAGGATGCGCGCAAGGAACGTGACAAGCAATATGAGGATGGCATCCGACGCACAGGGATGGGGAATGATGCCCCCGGCGGGGCGAGCTTCAACGGCGCCAGCAAAGTCGTTCACCCCGTCATGGCTGAAGCCTGCGTTGACTTCGCCGCTCGTGCCATCAAAGAGTTGTTCCCCCCAGATGGCCCCACCCGCACCAAGATTTTGGGTGACGTAGACCAAGAAAAGATAGAGATCGCTGAGCGCAAACGCGACTACATGAACTGGCAACTGACCGAGCAGATCGAGGAATTCCGCGACGAGCAAGAGCAGATGCTGACCCAACTACCTCTAGGTGGCTCACAGTTCTTGAAGCTCTACTACGACGACAAGAAGAAGCGCCCATGCGCTGAGTTCGTCCCTATTGACAATATCCTTCTTCCCTTTGCGTCTGCCAACTTCTACACCGCTCAGCGCGTGACAGAGGTTATGGACATATCGGACTGGGAATACCAAAACCGTGTGCGTTCAGGTCTGTACCGCGACACGAACTACATCCGTGCAACCATGGAACCCGATCCGACAGGCCCTGAGAAGGCGTCACAAAAGATCGAAGGCAAGAAGTGGGAAGACAACGAAGACGGCATCCGTCGCGTCTACCACGTCTATACATGGATGGAGTTAGAGGACGACAGCTACACCAAGGGTGAGATGGCTCCCTACATCCTGATGATTGACGAGATGGATAACACCGTGGTTGGTCTCTACCGTAATTGGGAAGAGGGCGACGATACGATGACCAAGCTTGATCACATCATTGAGTTCAAGTTCATCCCTTGGAGGGGCGCGTATGCGATTGGGTTACCTCATCTTATCGGTGGCTTGTCTGCCGCTCTTACTGGTTCTTTGCGTGCCTTGTTGGATAGTGCTCACATTAACAACGCCGCGACGATGCTCAAGCTCAAGGGGGCGCGCATCTCGGGACAGTCACAGCAGGTAGAGGTAACGCAGATAGCGGAGATCGAGGGGGCGCCGGGCGTCGACGACATCCGCAAGATCGCCATGCCCATGCCCTTCAACCCTCCAAGCGAGGTCTTGTTCAAGCTCATGGGCTTCCTACAGGACGCCGCTAAGGGCGTGGTCACCACCTCCGAGGAGAAGATTGCTGACATCAACGCTAACGCCCCTGTAGGCACTACACAAGCGCTGATTGAGCAG